GACATCAGACAGCAATCTCTTGGAATCATAATGCCAGCCATCTCAGCAAGATACTATTCGCTTGGTAATTATCAGTATGCTCAACAGAGATGGTATAATAGTCATGTTAAATATATTAACAATTATTTCTCTGGATTAATTAGAGCAAAACTGCAGGATGCAGCAGCTAACAACGGCTTTGAAGATTTAAAGAGAGAACCTGTTGATTTATTTTGGTTAACTGGAAGAAAATATAGACATTACTTACCAACTATTTATAAAACAGACGGCAGTACAAAATCAATGGGAACCGGTTGTACCCAACCTAATTACAAAATAGCAGGCACAACATCACTCTATAGAAGTAATGCTTATGATAATGAGAAGTCAATAATACCCATAGAAGATTTTGACTTTAATAAGATTGTTGTAAATGAAGATATAATTACTGAAGAACAAACTAATGCATTAATAGCAAATGCCACAGAAAAAATTAACGGCTTTAATAGAGTTTTAGAAGGGCCGCCTAACGCTACGGTTAGTAATGATCAAGGATATCAACGAGAGTTGGACTTATTAAGAAATGCTGAAAGAATTGGTAATAACGAACAAATTAAAAGTGCAGCTCGTAATATAGCAAAATCTATAAGAAGAATAAATGGATTAAATGGTGAATTACGATTTTATAATACACAGATTGGCAGTATTTTAGCAGAGCTTTATAATAAAGATTTAATTGACTTACCAGACGACACAATAACGGTGCCGACCGGTTCGGGTGGTCAGCGTACTACAGCCGGCCAGTTGGCCGATGTAATTATAACAGAGAATGATGCAGCAGGTAGAGTTAATATAATAAGTGCGGATTCTAAAGTTTTTGGTAACATAGATGATGAACCTACTGGTTATATTTTAAATTTTTATGCAGGGCCGGAACGAACACCTCTTTCAGAAATTACAGGATTTGATGCACTATATTTGGGTGATATTACCGATGGAAGACCACCGTCTGATGTTTCTACATCAGAGTGGGAGCAAAGAAGTTACAGAGGTTTGCAAGTTAAGTATCAAAATTCAGATAGATTCGATCTAAACTCTTCTAATGTAAATAAGTTAGGTTTTTTAGATTTAGATAAGCCTCATGGTATAGAATATATATATGTTAATTTTATATCCCCAAGAGATAGAAATCCGTGGACTAGCGGGTATGCCTTAAAAGCCGCAGCAGACAATAATGATTTCTCTGCGGCAATGTTATTACAAGATGGTATAAGTCAATTTAGAAGATTTATTAATAACAAAAGAGATTTAATCAATGAATTTATAAACTCTAGAGATAAAGTAAGAGCTGAAATCATAAACCCAACAAATGGTGTAGAAAAATATCAACGAGAAATTGATAGATTGAATCAAGAACGAGATGATATAGTTTCAATACAAGAGGCATTAAACCAAGACGATGATGATCTTAAAGAAGTTTTTTCTCCTTTTTCTTCTGGAACGTCATTAGACACTAAAGTTAATATACCTCGCGGCGGCGGCCGATTTTTACCTTTAGATGGAGTTGTGGCTCAACAATGGGCGTTAAGGTTTGAAAGCAGAATGGTATACGGTTCTTCTGATATTAAAAATTATAGAATAAAGGATGGTGGTAATTTAACATTTGATGATTCTAAAAGCACATATAGTTGGCTTAACATAAGACAAGATTTAATAGAAT